AACATTAGACCCAAAAGAGACTTTCATTATAAATATTGCTAATAAACCTTTACCGTTTAAAGGTTATAAAAGCATGTATACACAAATTAGCAAAGATAACCCAAATGGTAATCTGACATCAACTTCTACTGCACAAGGTATAGTAAAAGCTATGATGCATGTTAATGATAAAATGCCTAACATTAAAACTATTGTTGTTGATGATTGGCAGTATATGAGTTCTTTTGAGTATTTTGATAGAGCCAATGAAAAAGGATATGATAAGTTTACCCAGATTGCATCTAACTTAGCACAAGTTGCAAAGCTTCCAAAAGATTTAAGGGATGACTTGACAATTATTTTCTTAACTCATTCAGAAGATTCAACAGATATAAATGGAAATAGAAGAATTAAAGCTAAAACAGTTGGTAAAATGATTGATAATGCTTTAACTTTGGAAGGTCTATTTTCAATTGTCCTTTTTGGAAAAGTAAATAAAAATGATGATGGTGTTCTTGAGTATGGTTTTGAAACCCAAAACAATGGCGAGAATACATGTAAATCACCAATGGGTATGTTTGAGGAAAGTTTTATTCCAAATGACCTACAATTTGTAAAAGATTGTATTGAAGAATACAACAAGTAAAAATTAATTAATTAAAAAAAGTAAATTATGTTAAGTACTAAAGACATGTCAGCTGGAAATGGTGGTTCAAGACCAGTATTAGATCCAGGAAACCACAAAGTAAAAATCAATTCAATCACATTTGATCAAACACCTTATGATTCTGAAGCATACAATATTGTATTGCATGTAGAAGGAGAACCTATGGGTGGAGATTTTCAAGGTTTTGCAAAGGATATGAATAATCCAGATGGCCCACGTTATGAAGGTCAAGTTGGTAGAGTAAGGTTTAGCCCATATCCATACAAAGATGCTGTATTGCAAAATGGTAATGAAATCAATAGAGATACAGAAGTTTTGAAAGCTATGGTATTTCTTGCTGAAGTTGTAGGAAAGAGAAATGAGCTTGATGCTATTGAAGCAAATACAATTGAAGACTTTATGATAAAAGCATCAAATGTTTGTTCTAATACTGGTTATATTAACGCGTGTTTAGGTTCAAGAGAGTGGGAAAACAAAGATGGTTATGTAAATAATGATCTATTCTTACCAAAGAGAACTAGAGGCAGTGTGCCATTAGAATCTTTAGATGTTGAAAATTCTAAATTGACAGCATTTGATAAAAATAATACAAATCATTTTAGACCTTTTATTCAAAAAGATGCACCAAAAGCAGACAATTTTGAGCCAGCAGCAATAGCAGGTAGTGATTTTGATCTGTAATATAAATTAAAGAATGGGCTCAGTATAATGCTGGGCCCATCTCTTTTAAATATATAGATCATGTTTAATACAAGAAATTTAATATTAAATGAATCAGATATACCAAGTTATTGGGTATTTCAATATTATTTAGATCTTCCTGAACAATTGACAGGACAAGATATTAAGATTAAATCTATATTTAATCCTAATGAAAGGACTGCCAGTTTTTGCATATACGTTGATAAATCAATTATGCAATATAAGTTTAAAGACTTTTCTACAGGTAGAGGTGGTAATAAAGCTGATTTAGTAAGACTTATTTTTGATTTAGATTATCCTGCAGCATCCAGAAAAATGATTGAAGACTATAACAACTTTATCAAAGAAGGTGGTAATGTTGACATAAGCTTTAAACCTGCGGCAAAGTGGGAAATAGATTATATCAAACATAGACCATGGACAGTTCAAGATAGAAAATATTGGCTAAGCTATAGAATAGGTAAGACTATTCTTGAAGAGTATAATGTAAAGCCAATTGATTATTTTACTATGTTTAAAAAAGAAGATGGTGAATATAGATCTCTTAGAGTTGGGAGTGCGCTATGCTATGGTTACTTTGATAAAGATGGTGAGGTGTATAAGATATATCAACCCAAAAGTAAATCACATAAATTTCATAAGGTTAAAGGTTATCTACAAGGTAAAGATCAATTAAACTATACGCAACCGTATTTAGTAATTTGTTCTTCCCTTAAAGATGCAATGTGTTTGAAAAGTATGGGTTATAATGTAGAAGTTATAGCGCCAGATTCAGAGAATACAATAATAAAACCACATGTGATATCTATATTTAAAAAGAAGTTCAAAAAAGTAATAACTCTATTTGATAATGATGAGGCTGGTAGGCAAGCTGTGGATAGATATGCAAAAGCATATAATATCAACGGATGTGTACCGACTATATGTAAAGACATATCAGATGCTATGAAACAACATGGCTTCAATGAAGTACATAAAATGCTTAAACCATTATTAAAAGAAACATTAAATAAATAATTATGCAAGAAAAAAAACCACAAACTACAACATCTGTTATCAAAAGACGGTGGTTTATACCCGGTAATGTACCTAGCAGTAAAAATGGTAGAAGGTGGACTGGTAAATACTTTATAGCAAGTAAGGCTGTAATGAACTATAGGAAAGCTACTAAAGAATATTTTCAGAAATATGCTAAAGACTTTAGAGCAGAAGTAGATAAACTAGATTCACCTGTAAAAATAAGTTTTGAATTTATCAGAGGTAGTAAACATAAGTTTGATTATATAAACCCTGCACAAACAGTACAGGATGATATGGTTAAATATGGATGGATAGAAGATGATAATGCAGAGTTTATAATACCAGGATTTCAACAGTATTCTTATAATAAATCTAATCCTGGTGTGTGGATTGAACTATTAATAGATGATAATGGATCAGAATTTTGAAGGTAAGATAATCACAATAGATGAATTCTTTAGGTATAAAGATATGCTAGAAGGATTACCTGACGATAGAAACATAGCTTTAGAAATATTAAAAAAATCAAATTATAAAGATAAAGATATCATAAATACTCTACTTGCAAAATCATTAATATTTGCTAAAAGAGCAGAATTTTGTGAGGGAGTTATGTTTAAGTTTGATTCTAAAAAATGTTCTTATCAAGATATTTATGCATTTATTAAAAGAGAAAAAGCAGATAAAATATATATGGATATATTTAAAAAAATGAGAGATGAATAATATACAAGACTTAGTTGCAAAGACAACTAAAAGTTTAATATTCAAAGAGCCCTTTTATGGGCTTTTTTTGATTGGTGTAAATAAGAGATATGTAGACTCTATACCAACAGCTGCAGTAAGCAAAAATAATATAGGTGTGCAGTTAATGGTTAATCCTGAGTTTTATAAGGAGCTGAGTGAAGACCATAGGTTTGGTTTAATTAAGCATGAGCTATTACATATTGCTTTTGGACATTTAATAACAAGAGATAGATATGCAGATAAAAAGTTATTTAATATAGCTGCAGATCTAGAAATCAATCAATATATTTTAGAAAGTAATTTGCCAGACGGTGGTTTATTATTATCAAGTTTTCCAGAACTAAACTTGCCAACAAAAGCAGGAACTAAAGTATATTATGATTTGTTACAAGAAGCTAGAGAAGATGGTACATCCCCATCTCTAGATGGTTTATTAGATAAGATGGATGGTGATACACCATATTGCCATAGTACATGGGATGAATTTGATGAATTACCTGATGCAGATAAAAAATTGATGCAAAAACAAATAGAGCATCAGTTAAAAGAAGCTGCAGAAACAACTCAAAAGAAATGTGGTAATATACCAGGAGAGCTTGCAGAATTAATTAGAAGGTTATTACATGTAGAACCGGCAAAGTTTGATTGGAAAGCATATCTAAGAAGGTTTATAGGTAACTCAAGTATAGTATATACTAAAAAACTGAGGCGTAAGTATAACAAACGTTATGCTGCTAATCCGGGTCTTAAGATTAAATTCAAGAATCATATATGTGTTGGTGTTGACACAAGCGGATCTGTAAATAATGATGAGCTAAAAGAATTTTTCTCAGAGCTTACTCATATGCATAAAACAGGGCATAAAATTACAGTTGTTCAATGTGACACTAAGATAAGAAGTGTAAAAGAGTTTAATCCAAAAGCAGATTGGGAAATACATGGTCGTGGTGGAACAAGATTTCAACCAGTAATAGACCACTACAATGAAAAGAAAGGGCAATATACTGCTCTTATATATTTAACAGATGGTGAAGCATATACTCCAGAAAATTGTCCTAATAATACCTTATGGGTGCATAGTTCAAACTGTAGTATAAATGAAGAGTTACCAGGAAAGAAAATTCAATTAAATTAATAAAGAAAAAATGGCACAAGTAAATTTAAATATCACTGAGTTAAAAGGATTTGTTAATCATATCATCACAAACAATAGATACTTACAAGATAATAATAAAGGTCCTGTATCTGTAGAAGTTGTAGGTGAATCAGGTATTGGTAAAACCTCAACTATTGTTGAGTTAGCAAAAGAAAATAACTTAAACTTTGTGAAATTAAACTTAGCACAAATTGAGGAGTTAGGTGACCTTGTAGGTTTTCCAGTAAGACAATTCCAAATGTATAAAGAGAAAGTAGTAACCAATACAAATAATAACGCAGTTGGTATGGTTACAGCTACTCAAAGAGCAGGAAGTGCAAGTCTAGCAAACCTGAACACATCAACAACCAAAAAAGTAGGAGCGTGGGTTGATGAACTTGCAGTACAAGAGTATCTAAAAAATGGATACAAAATGACAGGCAAGAACAGAATGTCTTATTGTGCACCAGAATGGATTGCAGATAAAAAAGAAGGAGGCATTTTATTGTTAGATGACTGGAACCGTGCAGATACAAGATTCATACAA